TAGATTCTTCAAATTTTTCTTTAACTAATTTTTTTCATTTTACTGTAGACACAAATACTGCTACAACAGGAAGTATCAAAGGAGGAGGTTCTGGTAACTCAGCTGGACCAGTAACCATAACACCATAATGGCAGGATTAAGCGCATCAGGATTAAAAACACAAATTAGAAGTTATACCGAAACAGATTCAAATGTTTTAACAGATGCTGTTTTAGAGAATATTATTTTAAATGCACAATATAGAATATTTAGAGATGTGCCTATCGATGCCGATAGAAAACAACAAACAGGAAGTTTAGTTGCTGGACAAGAAACAATTAACTGCCCAGCCGGTGCAGTTTTTATTAGAGGTATACAGGTTTACAGCACTGCAGGATCAGAAATAACAGGAGCTAATAGATGGTTAGAGAAAAAAGACTATACTTATCTTCAAGAGTATCAAGATATTACTGGAACTGCTGCAGCACAAGGACAACCCAAATATTACGCTATGTTTGGAGGAGCGACAGGAGAGTCTGATACTACATCAGGACGTATAGCTTTTGCCCCAGTTCCAAATACGACATACAAATTTAGAGTTCATTACAATGTAGCTCCAGCTCTTTTAGAGAATAATGACACCAACTATATTAGTTTAAACTTCCCTAATGGCTTATTATATTGCTGTTTAGCGGAGACTTATGGCTTCTTGAAAGGACCAGTGGATATGTTGACTTTGTACGAAGGAAAGTATAAACAAGAGGTACAGAAGTTTGCGAATGAGCAAGTTGGTAGACGTAGAAGAGACGACTATACTGACGGCACTATTAGAATACCGATTGACTCACCAAACCCATAGGAGATAAAATATGGCAATAACATCAGCAGTTTGTACAAGTTTTAAAGTAGAACTTTTAAAAGGCGTTCATAATTTTACAGCAACAACAGGCAATACTTTTAAAATTGCTTTATACACTAGCTCTGCAACTTTAGGTGCTGGCACAACTGCTTTTACAACATCAGAAGAAATTACAAACACTTCTGGAACTGCCTATACTTCAGGCGGCGCAACATTAACAAGCGTAACTCCAACAACATCTGGAACAACAGCAGTTTGCGATTTTGGTGAAATTAGTTACACTAGTGCTACTTTTACAGCTAACGGTTGTATGATTTATAATGATACAGCAACAGGTAATCCTGCATGTGTAGTTGTAGCTTTTGGTGGCGACAAGCAAGTAACTAACGGAACTTTTACAATACAATTTCCTACAGCAGACGCTACAAACGCAATCATAAGATTAGCGTAAGGGGGTAGCAACGGATGTCCGTTACTAGAACCTACACAGTAACGGTAGTTAGCACCGGTGGCGGTAATAAATATTTTATTGACGGTGTTCAACAAGATACAATTACTCTTGGCATAACGGGAACTTTTCGTTTTGATCAAGCAGATTCTTCAAACGGCACTCACCCATTAAGATTTTCTACAACAAGCGATGGAACTAACAACAGTGGAACTGAATATACCACTGGAGTAACCACAAACGGAACTCCAGGTTCTTCTGGAGCTTACACAGAAATATCTGTAACAACTGCAACACCAACAACATTATATTATTATTGTTCAAACCACTCGGGCATGGGTGGACAAGCAAACATTGTCCCAGCTGCTACTTGGGGAGCTTTAAATTGGAATGAAAATACTTGGGGGTCAGCTC